TCTGTGGTTGTCTGCCGATGATATTTCCAGCGATCCCGTAGCTAATCAAGTCAGTCGCGTCTTTGTAGTCGCGTTGTTTCAATGCTCCTGCGAGATCGTCATCAACGTACTCACCGAAAGCAACCATGCGATTGGTGGTTAAAACGGCACCAGCCAATTGATTTCGCACGGGGCCGTCTTTTGCACGGGTATCGAGCGTAGGGCTTGTGTCTGTTAAGCGTCCACCTGCTGGGCCGAACTCACAACCAACGGAAACCAGCGCATCACTCTCTACTCTGTCGTTTCCTGTGCGACCGAACGGAGCGCCTGTTCCAACTGTAGGGGCAACTCTTTCCCTCTTTTCTCGGCTCGGCGCAGGATTCCCCTGCATGCTTTCGCTGTCAAAAAGTACCGCTGCGGCACTTCGCCAATCTCCAAAATATCCGACAACGAACACACGCCTCCGTCTTTGGGGTACAGCGTAAGGGTATCCATCTGTTCGCACATATTGAGCGTCAAGGACTCGGTAAGCGTACCCATACCCGCATTCTGCCAACCCTCGAAGGAAGGTGGCAAAATCTCGTCCTCCGTTGGATGACAACACGCCAGGCACGTTTTCCCAAAGAACCCACTTGGGGCGATACTTTGCAGCAATGGCAAGATAGGTAAGCATGAGGTTGCCACGTGGATCATCCAGTCCCTTTCGCAATCCTGCGATGCTGAATGATTGGCAGGGCGTTCCTCCAACGAGAACATCGACATTTGCATCAGGCCACTCCTTGAATTTAGTCATATCGCCAAAATTAGGCACGTCTGGGTAATGGTGCGCTAACACCTTGCAAGGGAAAGGCTCGATCTCGCTGAATGCGACCGGTTTCCATCCAAGAGGATGCCAGGCGACAGTCGCTGCCTCGATGCCAGAACAGACGCTTAGATATTTCACGCCGCCATCTCCAATGTAGATCCCGCAACATAAACCCGATGTTTACTCACTGGGATATGCGGCATACTTTCCTCGATTACTCTGCCTTTTGGCGGCTTGAATTGAGTGTAGCCCATCAGCGCGTTAATCATAGGGTTGCCGGTTGGCATTTCCGAATACTGCCAACCGTCACGCTGGTCGGAGTGCTTGTAATTCGGATTTGCTTCGCCTGCATCAAATTCCTTGCAATCCTTCGTTATGTAGTATTTCAGGCATGCGTTTTTATCAATAACCACACGTTCACGTTTGCAACCTCCCTCCAAATACAGGGAAACAAGAAACTTATTTACCGTTGTATGGTGAATTTTGGCTCGGTCAGCAATCTCTTTTATGGTTTCAGGCGTTTCTGTGAGGATTTTCTGCAGGGCGCAAATACGTTTCCGGCGCTTAAATACGTTGGTATTCGGGGCCTGTGTAAGTGGTGCCAGCGAGATTGATTCAACCTGTCCGGTATGCTTAAAATACTTGAATCTACCTTTCATTTCAACCGTAACAGCGCCAGCCTTTATCAATTCATCCATGTAACGATAGGCAGTGGATAAATCAATATCCATAAAATTAGCGGCCTCCGCTCCTGTAATCATCTTTTCCTTTAGGAATGGCAATAAGCTGTTGATTTTAGATTCTTTCAACTCTCTGCGTTTTTCGTTGCTCAAAGCCGAAGCTAGTCGTTGCGCCACCCTGCCATTGTCATGAATCGTTTCAACATCCATGAACATGCTTAGTGTCAACTCTGTATCCGCTGGCTTGATTGCACGGTAACGGTGAGCGTTCTTTGATGTATCGCACTCCATCAGCCCAGCGTCTACCAACTGAACAAGGTTTCTTCTTGCGCTAGATCGGCGGACGATTCCTGTATTTGCAATGTCTGCGCATGTAACCCACTCTCCATGTTTGAACTGGAATATTTTCTTTTTCGTCTCAAGGCTTCCGACTGCTGCTATTGCTGCTGCTAGGCTCATTTTATCTCCTCATATCTTTTCATGGCTTCATCAAGCGTTTCAAAACATCCGTAAAGTATCGGCGGATTCACGTCCTTGAACAGGCAGTATGGCTTTGGCACGTTTCGAGCTTTAGTGATGGTGTAAAGGCCGTTCTGCATGTAGTGTTCGTTGATTATCTTCCAATCTTTCATGAGCCAGCCCGATAAAATGCATCTCTAGGATGTTCATAGTTTGATGTATTAGGGTTATATCTTAGATTAACCATGCCAGCTTTTCCAGTGGTCTTAAATCTAACCTTCTGGATATGTATCTGCACGGCCTCTGGCTCGTTCGCAACGTCACGCCATACAGCAATACAATTATCTGCCTTGTTATACCAATGCGCCGAACCGCTAATGTCATAGGGGCGTGGCACTGGATAGTTTCCTTCTTTATCCTTATGCATCATCTTAGGGTGAGCAACTAGGAATAGATGAACTTTATATTCTCTAGTCATCCTGCGAAGCTCTGTAAGTGTTCGGCTAATATATTCGGTTTCTGTTAATCCAGATGGGCGATAGTGATCCATTTCATTCCACGGGTCGATAATCATCGCTTTAGGCTGCGCTAGGGATTGGTCAAGCCACGGATAAGCCTCGTTGAGAATATCTCTAGGTGTGAATTGGTTTTCCTCTGGCACTACGAATGCAAACTTTTGATTCATCAACTCAAGGCATAACAGCATATCATCATGGCTCATTCTATCGTTACCAAAAAATTGAGCCTCGCCTAGCTTTTCCATAATCTTTGCAGCGTGCAATTCAAGCGGATAGTTTTCAGGTGAGAATATCGCTATACGGTAGTTATGATTCATTACCAAGTTTACAGCAAGAGCGTCTAGCCATTCTGATTTGCCATGCGAAGGCATACCAGTGATAACGGTAAACTCTGAATGCTTAACCTTAAAGTATTGGTCAAGTTCATGCCAGCCAGTAGATACACCAAGTTCTTGCCTTCCGTGATAAAGGTCATTGATTTGTATTAGCAGGTCTTTAGGTTTTACTATCATAGAACCACCTTATTGGATTTTGCTGGATTAGGGTTATCTTTAAGATACCAGCTAGATTCAAAACCTACCCATGAACGCTTGCAACAATACTCAATAGCCTGTTCTACAGATAATCCAACCTTTAACGCTTCTTTTTCAATAGCGTTAAATGCTGTCTCTGTAAAATCACCAGCACGCTTTGCTTTTCTAACTTTAAGATAATCATCCAAAAGAGATTTATTTATTGGCGCACGCCATATGTCTCTACTCTGTCTCTGTCTCTGTCTCTGTCTCTCCTCTGGTGTATCACCTTGATGACAATCTGATATCATGCTGTCATCATCCTGTATCAACCAATGAGAAAGCTTGGTAAGTGATTGATTTAACTTAGTTTCAGTTGTTCTTAATCTGAAAGCTAATGTTTTGACGTTAGGCAAATCGCCTTTCATGTCTTTATGCTCACTAGCAATCAGCCAAAGCATAACTAATGTCTTAGCGTCATCGCCAGAAAGTGAATGCCATTCTGGATCGTCAAGTAAATAACGATAGAGTTTTATCCAAGGCGGAGTTCTATCTTTAAAGTGTTGAAAATCGTGCCAATCCTTGATTCTCATATCAATTCCCTTTTAACGGCGGTCTGGATTGACGGTCCAGAAACTAGCGAAATCCGGCAAAGGGGCGGGCTAATTGCTTCCGCCGATAAAAAGAAACTGATATATGTGGTCATTGTGATTCCTTTGCTGTGGATGCCCTTTGTCATCAGGGCAAATATAATAATAACACAAAAAACTACACGCAATGTTATTTAGGGAATTTAACATCACTTGATTCAGCAAAAGAGATTGCGCCATCAATCCAGTCCCTTAACTCGCTGTGGCGCTTTTCAAATTGTTCGCGGTCGCCGTAATACCACTCATCCCGCTCCCTATCTTCAATGTACGCCGCAAGCTGACGAAGATGCGCCAGTCTAATTCCTTTGAGAGAAAGGCTGTCAAAAGTATGAGCCATTATCCTACGCTCCCATCTTCGTGCTCATCTGGCTCATGCTTCGAGAATATGTGATCCGCGAATATCAGTATTGCAGCCAGAGCGATAATAGCGGAGATGATTAGGCCGAAAGCGGCGAAGGCATGGATTAGTGTTTCTGGTAGGGTCATGATTCAATCCTCTCATTTGCCGCAGCTCGCCATACATCCTCGGCAGTAATAGCGCCGCCTGTCCGGTCTTGCACCAGGTAGCCATGCTTATGCGGGATGTAGCCATGCTTCTGCCATTGGTAAAAAAGCTGGTGCGATACGCCTAAAGCTACGGCAGCGCGATAGGGTACACCGTCGAAGTGTTCAATTAGTTTATCTATAAGTTTCATATTCCCTCCTGGTTAGTTCGATATAGTATGCCATGAAATTATTTATTGTTACAACGTATATTTTTATAAAATAATGCTTGCATTGTGAAAATGGATGATTTATAGTTACTACATCAACAACAGAAACACTAAGGGGAACGAAATGGGAACGCTAGACGAAGCACTCAAGGCAGCAGACAGCGCAGCATTCAGCCCGCCAGTGAGCGAGCCTAAGTCATTCACGGCTCGCCAGCTTGACCTGATGGCGGATGACATGATTGACCGGCTGCTAACCAATGGCTCACTGATTGGCGACATGATCTACGGAGAAGTGCCATTTGAGGACACCGACCTCGGCCTCAACTGCTCTCAAGCAAGTCAACTAGGCCACCTGATTTCAAACGTGCTGACATGCCGCCGCGCTGACCTTGACGAGCATATTGATAACCTACGCGCCCTGTTCTCCCGCAACCTTCATCCGATGGCTAAGAGCATGGCGGCTGAATACCTTGAGAACGGAGAGGAAGATTGAGATGGCAATCATTCAAATGTCCGCATTGCGGAATGCCGTACAAAAGGCCAGCGCCAATCATCTGCAACATTTGCAAGAGGCCGCTATGAGAACCGCATACGTTGTCCTGTTGACAGTCATTGCGCTGCTCGCCCTGTCTGTAGTCGGTGGCGCGGTATTCGGAATCAACTATGAACTTGGGGTTGCGATATGAGTGAGCATACTAAAGAGACGTGGGTATTCAAAGACAACATCGTCTATGCCACGGGCGCCGAGGGAATGATTGCTGAATGCAGTTCGGAAGGCAATGCAAGGCGCATTGTTGCTGCGGTGAATGCGTGCGAAGGCATACCTACAGAAGTGTTGGATGATGGCCCACATAGAATTATTCAGCGATATGCGGCAGCCGAGATGGAGCGTGACGAGCTGCTGGCCGAACTCAAGTCTGCAATCGAGCACATCGACTTTAAGCGCGAGGCATATGCCAGAGCCTGCGCCTTAATTGAAAAAATAGAGGGCGAGAAATGAATCTACGCAACCACGAAACCGCAGAACAAATGCGCCAGCGCCTTGAGCGTGAATCATTCTGGCGCTCTGTGTTCTGGCAGGGCGAGAACGGCGGAAAACCGGTATTAGAGGGCGCGGATTCCAGGATTGTGAAGCACATCGAAGAAGCCGAACTACAGCAGATTAAAAACATGCGGTTCGCATAATTTCAACTGAAAGGAAATACAAATGAGTAACGCAGTCGCAAAACCAAGCGGGGTGGCGAACATCGCAAACAACCTTGCAAAGAAGCTAGGAATGGGTGAAGTTGGAGAAGAACTTGTTACAACCCTCAAGCAAACAGCATTCAAGGGTGATGCATCTGACGCTCAGTTTACCGCGCTGATGGTTGTTGCAAACCAATATGGCTTAAATCCGTGGACGCGGGAAATTTACGCATTCCCCGACAAGCAAAACGGCATTGTGCCTGTTGTCGGTGTTGATGGATGGTCGCGCATTATCAATGAACACAGCCAGTTTGACGGCATGGAATTTGAAATGCCGGATGACGGTTCCGAATGCACTTGCATCATCTACCGCAAAGACCGCAAGCACCCGATAAAGGTGACTGAATACAAGGAAGAATGCTACCGCAAGCCATTTCAGTCGAAAAGCGGATATGAAGTTACAGGGCCGTGGCAATCACATCCAAAACGCATGTTGCGCCATAAGGCAATGATCCAGTGCGCACGTCTGGCCTTTGGTTACACCGGCATATTTGACGAAGATGAAGCGCAGCGAATCGTTGAAAAAGACATTACCAATGACGCGCAGGTTGTCCGCGAACAAAAGCTGGAACCAACCTACTACCAGGACGATGAATTTGCGGCCAAGAAAACCGGCTGGAAAGAAATTGTGCTTGGCGGCAAGAAGGACGCGGCCGGCCTGATTGCTTTCGTGGAATCAAAGGGCAAGCTGTTCACGGCTGAACAGCGCGTAGAAATCGAGAGCTGGAAAGTGATCGAGCAGGATGATCCGTTTCTGGCTGAAATGAATGCAGCAGAACAAGGAGAACAGTAATCATGCGAATCATCCCACATCAACAGGGAACACAGGACTGGTTGGACGCACGCAAGGGTTGCGACACGGCATCAGAAGCGCCCGCAGCGGCAGGTGTATCAAAGTACCAGAAGCGCCAAGACCTGATTCACATAAAAGCCACTGGCGTTGATGTAGAACATGATGCAGCAACACAGGCGATTTTCGCAAAAGGCCATCAAGCAGAAGCGGATGGCCGGCCATTGGCGGAAGAAATACTAGGTGAAGAACTGTTCCCGATTACGGCAATGGTTGAAATTGAAGGGATTAAATTGCTTGCCAGCCTGGACGGTCTGACGATGGACGAGAGTATCGCGTTCGAGCATAAACTATACTCGGAAAGCCTTGCAGAGCAAGTGCGAGCCGGCAACCTTGATCCGCATTACACCGTACAGATGGATCAACAGTGTCTTGTTGTGGGTGCGAAAAAGGTGCTTTTCATGACATCGAACGGCACCAAGGAAAAGATGGAGTGGTGCTGGTACGAGCCAACGGCAGCAAGCAAGGCGGCGGTGATAGACACATGGAAGCAATTCCACAAAGACCTTGCCGCCTATGTTCCAGAGCCGGTCACAGAAAAAGCAGTCGCTGCAGAAGTCGAAGCCTTCCCTGTTCCTTCGATCCAGGTCAAGGGCGAACTGGTTGCCTGCAACCTGTCCGAGATCACGCCGAAGTTCGACAAGTATCTGGCAGAAACCAAGACAGAACTGGTCACCGACCAAGACTTCGCTGACGGCGAAGCCAACGCCAAGGCAAGCCGGGAAGCAGCGAAGAACCTTAAGCTGACAGCAAAGGCCGTGATTGACCAGATTACACCGATCAGCGAAGCCGTGCGCACGCTGGAAGGCTATGCGGTCAAGTTCGACGCGCTCGGCTTGAAGCTGGAAAAGGCAGTGAAATCGCAGAAAGACCTGATTAAGACCAGCGCCATCATGAAAGCAAAGCAAGACCTGGACGCTCATGTTGCCGAGCTGGAATCGGAGATCAAACCAATCCGCATGAACCTGCCACTGGTGGACTTCGCAGGCGCTATCAGCGGCGTCAAGACCATTGCCAGCATGCAGGAGCGTATCAATAACGCCCTGCTCACGGCGAAGATGGACGCTGACGCAATGGCCCGCGACATCCGCGCCAAGTTGGCGTGGTGCAAAGAGCATGCAGAAGGTTTTGGCATGCTGTTCCCTGACCTGCAGCAGATCATCGGCAAGGCTATGGACGACTTCCAGCTAGTCATCAAGTCGCGCATTGACGAGCACAAACGCGCAGAAGCCGAGAAGGAAGAAAAGATCAAGGCAGAAGCAGAAGAAGCGGCACGCCAGAAGATTGCAGCAGAAGCCGCGAAGGCATCAATTCCAGAAGGTCATGGCATCACGCAAGACGAAATCAAAAAGTCCATTCATGTCATTGATAAGGCTTTTGGTAGTGATGTGAAGCACGCAGACGCCAGCGCACGCATCAAGCTTGGCGACATCAATGCCGCGCTTGGATTTATGGTGACCGCTGACTTTCTTGCCAGCATCGGCTGGGAGCCGGTGGCGAAAGAGCGCAACTCCATCATGTACCGCGAGGTGGACTTTCAGGCCATATGCGAAAGCCTTGTAGAACACATCGTCGCTGTAGCTGGCAGCTACGACTTCAAGAAGGCGGCATAGGTATGGCACGCAAAGGCAATCGTCGCCGCTCATGGCGTGATCGGGCGAACGAAAAGAGGACGCCAAAGCTATGAGGACGCTACAGATATTAACCGCGCTCTTTGCGAGCTTGCTCGCGTCAGACAGCCGGCCAGCAATCCAGAAGCTGAGGCACCGTAAACCGCTGCCGAAAGGAAGTCTCGGGACGCCAAAGCCTCAGCAAGAATTCAAACGCTGGAAAGGTGGAAGGAAGAAGGCGCGTAAATGAGCGAAACAGGGCTGGAAGAGTATCCAGAGTACCAGTAAGTAAATCACGAAAGGAACGACATGAAAGACGACAACGCGATCGAACAGGAAATCCAGGCCAAAGGGCTGACAGCGCCGCGCATCACGCCAGCGGACATCGAGGCGAACATTGCCAGCGAGTG